CAAAAAACACTCCAGAAAACAGCTAGTGCTTTAGACAGAGTAAACGTAAGAAGATTATTAATTACTCTTAAGTCTTATATTTCTCAAGTTGCTCAAAACTTAGTATTTGAACAAAACACAGCAGCTACAAGAAATAACTTCTTAGCACAAGTTAATCCATACTTAGAAAGCGTTCAACAACGTCAAGGTTTATACGCGTTCAAGGTAGTAATGGATGACAGCAACAATACACCTGATGTAATTGATAGAAACCAATTAGTAGGTGCTATTTACCTCCAACCAACTAAAACTGCTGAATTCATTTACTTAGATTTCAACGTTTTACCAACCGGAGCAACATTCCCAGCATAAAAATTGGAATGAACAATATTTATAATAGAATTAAATAAATAGAAAATGGCAGTATTATCTCCTACCGAAATCTTTTTCACGGCCTTTGAACCGAAACAACAGAATAGATTTATCATGTATATTGATGGTGTTCCTTCATTCATGGTAAAAGGTGTTGGTGCCGTAAACGTTAATCAAAACCCAATCAAATTAAACCACATTAACGTTCAACGTTATGTGAAAGGTAGAACAGAATGGCAAACCATTCAGTTTACTTTATTTGATCCAATTACTCCTTCTGGTGCACAAGCTGTTATGGAGTGGGTACGTTTACACCACGAATCAGTAACAGGTAGAGATGGTTACTCTGATTTCTATAAAAAAGATTTAACATTTAACGTAATCGGCCCTGTAGGTGATGTTGTTTCAGAATGGATTATCAAAGGCGCTTTAATTACTAATGCTACATTTGGTTCATACAATTTCGATAACGACGGTGCTGTAGAAATTCAAATGACAGTACAACCAGACTATTGTATCTTAAACTTCTAAAAAAGTTTTACATATTTTTTAAAATTGAGCTTGATTCTGTCAAGCTCTTTTTTTATATTGATATTTATAACTAGAACAGTTTTAACAAAAATTATATGAGTTTTACCCTACCTACCGAAATCGTAGAATTACCTTCAAAAGGTTTATTATATCCTGAAGGACATCCATTAGCAAACGGTGAGATCGAAATCAAATACATGACCGCAAAGGAAGAAGATATTCTTACTAATGCTAACTACATTCAAAACGGAAATGTATTAGACAAATTGCTCGAATCTGTAATTGTTACCAAGGTAAATATGAATGATATTTTAATTGGAGATAAAAATGCAATTATGGTTGCTACTCGTATTTTAGGTTATGGGGGTGAATACAGGTTTACTTATGGAGGTAAAGAACAAACTGTAGATTTGTCGCAAATTGAATCAAAACCTATTGATGAATCCGCATATACTCGTGGAGTAAACGAATTCTCTTATACACTACCATCAACTAACACACTTATTACTTTTAAGTTATTAACTCACGGAGATGAAGTTTCTATCACAAAAGAATTAGAAGGTAGAAAAAAAGTTAATAAAGATGCTTCCTCAGACCTAACAATTCGCCTTAAGCATCTTATCACCTCAGTTAATGGATCTCGTGAAGTTAAAGATATTCGAGAATTTGTAGATAATTATTTACTAGCTCGAGATGCTAGGTCACTTAGAGAACATGTTCGCCAGATTCAACCAGACGTAGATCTGACTTTTTTTCCCGAAGGAAGTGATACCCGAGTCGATATCCCAATTGGGATTAGCTTTTTTTGGCCTGAACTCTGAGATAGCCCCTCAATACAAACTTAATTTATTTAATGAAATCCATGAAATAGTATTTTATGGACAAGGGGGTTATACTTGGAGTGATACTTATAATTTACCTATGTGGTTAAGAAAGTATACCTATAAAAAAATTAAGGAACATTACGACAAACAAAATGAAGCAGCCCAAAAATCTTCCAATTCTTCTAACCCCAATCAAACTACTTTAGTATCACCTGATGGTACTATAAACAAATCAGCATTTACCCAAGCATCCCAGCCATATAAATCAAAGCTTTAAGCTTTTCAATATTTATATCATATAGTATATTATGGCAGAAGCTGACAACATAAGATCCCAACTTGAAGGAATTAAAGAAGAGTTTTCTTTTATAGAAGAATCTTTTAAATCTATTAACCAACAATTCCAAGATGATTTAACAGTAAACCTTCAGTTAGTTGATGAAGCTTCTCAAGGATTAATCAAAGCTTTTGGTAGAGACCTATCTACAGCTCTTAATAGAACTGGGGCTGGTCTCCAAAAACAAACTGAATTAATTAATAAAATTAACTCAGGTCAAAATGTTGCTAAAGAGATTGAAAAAGAAAAACTTAGGATTGAAACTGATAGAGACAATCTCTTAAGAAAAGTTGAAATACTTAGAAGAAATGGAGTTATTTTAGATGAAGAATCACTATCAAAACTTCAAGAAAACTTTGATTTTCAATTAGGTAGTTTAGATACTACATCTCGTATTAATGACGAAAAACAAAAGTCTATTCCTATTGAACAACGTTTAGGAAGTATACTTAAAGATAATTTAGATAAAATAGACAAAACAGGTTCTTTATCTAAAATATTTGGTGGTGAACTAGGTAAAGCTCTTAAAACTATCGATCTTTTAAAAATTGGTTTCCCCTTTATAGTCAAAGGAGCACTTGATGCCTCAGCCCAAGCAGCTTCTTTTAGAAAAGAGTTAGGTATAAGTGTTGAATCTTCTTATGAATTAAGAAGCAACATGGCCGCTATATCTTTCTCTACAGAAAATTCATTTATTAATGTAGAAAGATTAGCTAAAGGATTTGTAGATTTATCTAAAACTACTGGTTTAGTAGCTGATTTTGGGGGTAGAACCTTAGAAACCTTCACTGTATTAAATCAACAGTTAGGATTAAGTGTTGAACAATCTGCTAATTTATCTTTATATGCTCGTTTACAATCAGAAGATACAGAACAAGTATTAACTAATACTGTAGATACTGTAGGAGCATTAATTCAACAAAATGGTATAGCTCTTAATACTAGTGCTATATTAAGAGATATTGCTAGTGCTAGTGCTGCTACTGCTGTTTCTTTAGAAAAGAATCCACAATTATTAGCAGAAGCGGCCGTCCAAGCTCGTTTATTTGGTTCAAACCTAGCTCAAGTAGAACAAATTGCAGGTAGATTATTAGATTTTGAACAATCTATATCAGCAGAACTTGAAGCTGAATTACTGTCAGGTAGACAAATCAACTTAGAAAAAGCAAGATTAGCAGCTCTAAATAATGATTTAGCCACTCTATCAGAAGAGTTAGCTAATAATGAAGCTGCTATTGAATCCTTTGCTAAAGGTAATAGAATACAACAAGATGCTATTGCTAATGCTTTAGGACTATCTAGAGAAGAATTAGCTAAAATTACTCTCCAACAAGAATTTAATAACCTCTCAGCAGAAGAATTTAAAAATACTTATGGAGAAATTACATACCAACAACTTCAATCTCGTAGTGTTCAAGAAAGATTAGCAGATTCACTAGCTAAAATCGCTGAAATTGGTGCTAATTTAGGTGCTATATTTGGACCTTTCTTTGATGGTTTAGCTGCTATTACTTCTAATGCCCCTGTATTATATGGCATTATGGGTGGATTAGCAACTAGATCTATAGTAGCTGCTATTGGTAGTATTACAGCTGCTTCATTTTTATCTGGACCTTTTGGAGCTGCATTAGCTGGAGCAGCGGTAGGTGGATTATTTGCTGCTATTAATCAAGGAACACAAAAGGTAGCAACCTTAGCAGAGGGTGGCATTGTTACTCAACAAATGCGCCCAATAGTAGGTGAAGCTGGTCCTGAAGCTGTAGTACCACTTGATAAATTCTTTGGAGCATTAGATCAACAAACAAGAGTTCTAGAAACTATTGCTTCTAAAAACACTAATTTCTCAATAGGACCTCAAAAGTTAGGTACAGGAATGAGTTTATACACATACAACTTATAATTTTTAATATTTATAACCAAAAACACTATGGGACTTTTAAATAAATACAACGCTCAAGACACTAACTTTGCTCCATATGATGGTAGAACCCCAGGCCAAGCTACTAATCCTGGAGCTACAAAACAATCAAAACTCCATGCTTTTGGTGATACCCCAGGATATTCATTAAATGGTGCTTACTTTAATGACGTAAACAACGCAAGTAACATCTACGATAATGGATCACCAGTTGCTTTACCTTTACCATCTCCAAGTGTATTAGACTTAAACGGAGTTACCCCAGCAGGATACCAAGCTCCAGAAGTTGGAATTCCTACAGATAGATTGCAAGATATAACAGGTTAATAAATGCCATTACTTCCTAATCTCCCATATACAGACTTAACCAAACTTAAGTTTGGAGACCCTCGATTCGGTGATAGGCCTGGTGGGGGGTGGAGTGGTCAACCCTTTATTTCAACTTCTGGATTAGATGTATCTAGAATACCTACAGAAGATTTAGGACGCACTGGTGGTCCTGACATGTTTTTAAGAGGTGGGTATCTAGTACCAGGTAGAGTAAAAGAAGACGAACAAAGACTATTAAAGTTATTCACTAAAACCAATAGAGGAGTATTATTCTCAGCCCAACAAAATTTATTATCTACTTTAGGTGCTAGAATTTATGGGGGTTATCCTACTAAAGTAAAAACAGCTAATTTTGCTCGTTTAAATGATGGTACTTATAATCCCTTATGGTTATCTACTTTAGAAGCGGCTGCAGGCACTGCTTTTGGTGCTCATCCTAATAAACAAGGCACTGATCCTACAGGTCAAAATGATTTATTATCTCGCCCTCAATATATTAATTTAATTAATGGGGGTATATATAATACGGGAGGATTCGAAGGTATTGCTAATGTAAATAATAATAGATTAGTTAATCTTTGGGGAACTAAAATTTCAGGAGTAGGTGGTGGATTTTCCGGATTTTTAGGACAAAATCGATTAACTAGTTTTGTAAATAGAAATTTAGATAATCCCGAAAATCTTTATTCTTATGCAGGTGGTCCCCAAGCTGATAAAGATGGTTTAGGAAGAACTTATATTAAAGTGGGAGGTGATTCTCCTTCAAGACAAAATGGTGGTCAAATCCTTAGAGGATATGGTGGAGAAGGAGCAATAGTATATGCTACTTTTTCTCAAAACATGTTAGCTAATAAACAACCTATAGCTAATAAATCTTTTTCAACTGTTACTGATTTTAGAAAAGATATTGTTAGATCTAAAGATATTCCTAATACTGTAAAACGTAATCTTATTAGAAATGGTTCTTTAACTGCTGCCCCTAATTACACTAGACGAAATATTGAACAACGTGTATACCTAGGTGATCCGGGTAAACGCGGGGCTGATAGAAGTAACTATACTACAGGACGCCCAGACAACAATAAAGGATTAGACCAAATAAATGCTCTATATCTATACAAAAGAGGAGGTGTAACCGAAGACGATCGTAAAAACGATCTAGTTAAATTCAGGATAGCAGTTATAGATAACGATAATCCTTCTCAAAAGACATTTGCACATTTTAGAGCATTTGTTAAAAGTTTTACAGATAGCGCAAATGCATCTTGGAACGATTTTAACTATTTAGGTAGAGGTGAAAAATTCTTTAACTATACTGGATTTACTAGAACTGTAAGTATGGGCTTTACTGTAGTAGCTCAATCTATCCAAGAACTTTCTATAATGTATCAAAAGTTAAATTATCT